ATACGGTCGGCCCAGCGGTCGAGGGGTTCGGCCTCAGCCATGCTACCCGCCGAGCCAAAACTCGGGCTGACGGAAGTCGCCGAGGAGCTGCTTGACGTCCTTCCGGATGGGCGGCAGCTCGCCGAGGCTGGAACGGGCGTTACCGGCGCTCGCGGTCTTCCGGCCGCCGCTCTTCTGGACGCTCCAGGCGTAGGCGACCTGCCGCACGACCGCCTCGTGCAGCCGGTTCGGAGCCGTGCTGTAGCCCGCGACGCAGATGACCTCGATGTGCCGCTTGCCGACGCTCCAGCTGTGCGAGGCGTCGGGGTTCAGGAGCACGCGCCCCTCGCGGTCGAGCAAGGTGTAGTCGCCGCTCGCCACGAGGTAGCCCGCCGCGCTGTAGCCCCACGTCGGGTCGTCGTAGATGCTCGTGATGCTCGCGACCGGCCGCACGGGCAGCTGCAGCGCCCGGCGGTCGAGCCCGGCAGGCCCGTCGAGGTAGATGGTGCGGCTCGCCGAGTCCCAGGAGACCGACCCGCCAGCGGTCTCGGCGCGCCAGCCGCACCAGCCCGCCAGCTGCGACTCGACCCGCCCGATGAGCGCGTCGAGGGCCGCGTCGGCCCCCGAGGCGAGCCCGGGGATGGACGGGTAGACATCCGCCGCTGCGAGCAGTGCCATGGGTCAGCCTCCGCGCTTCTTGCCCCGAGCCGCCCTATCCGCCTGAGGGCGGCCGAGGGCGCGGTCCTCCCGCGGCTTGGGCTCGTGCTCGCGGAAGCAGTCGGGGTAGCTCGTCATCAGCCGACGAGCCTCCTCGTCGGAGACCCGGAAGACGTCGCCGCAGTCGAGAGGACCGAACCCGGCGAGCCGCATCGACCCTCGGCCTGGACCGTAGCCGACGAACTCGACCAGCATCGCGCTACCCCTGCTTCGAGTAGGCAGCCGCGCTCGACTTGCGGAAGCCGAAGAGCTTGCGGTGCTTCTCGGGCAGGTGAGCCCAGCCCGAGCCCTTCTCGCCGAAGTCGCTGACGAGCCGCTCGCCGACCGCCTCGGCGTCGAAGAGCTTGGCGCCCTCGGCGTCGGTCTCGTCGACGAGCTTGCGGACCTCGCCCGGCATCCAGCCCCGAGTCTGCGAGTTGAGCCCGTGGTAGGGACTCTCCTCGTCGACGAGGACCTTGCGACTCGGGCGCCGCTTGCTGTTGGGGTCCTTCTCGGCGGTCTCGACTCCGGCGGGGAAGCCGAGGAAGCGAACGAACATGGGGTGCTCCTGTCTACCGCCGAGGGGTCGGGCCGGCGGTCGAGCCCGGTAGGCCGAGGCCTACAGGTAGCGGATGAGCAGGGTCAGCCCGGTGTCGGGGAAGGCGACGCCCGTGCCGTTCGACTGGTCGTTGACGACCTCCAACGCTTGGTCGGCGTCGAAGGTGAGCAGGGTCTTCGTGGCGGCGGACTCGAAGTCCTGCGCGGTGTCGCCAGCGACGCCAGGCGCTTCCTCGTCCGAGGTGTAGTACACCGAGCCGGCGGTCACCGAGCCCTCGGCGGCCGACGCCGTCGACCACAGCCAGACGGCGGTCGAGGCGTCGGAGCCAAGGACGGACAGGTCGCCGTAGTTGCTCGCGTGCCCGGTGATGCCGTCGACGGACCCGAAGCGGACGCCGACCAGCTCGAACTTCCGGCCGGGGTTGAAGAGGGTCTTCCAGTCGGTGCCCGCAGCCGTGTTCGGGCACAGGTGGACGGGGGTGATTTCCATGGTGCTGTCCTCGAAGGGGTAGGCGTCGGACTACAGGTTGTAGCCCCAATGGCAGTTGGAGGTCGCGGCGGGGTCGGGGGTGTCCATGACCTCGCGCACGGTGGCGACCATGTTGACGGCGCCGGAGATGATCTCCTTGTCCACCTCGACGGTCGCGCCGCGCTTGGCGTAGCGCTGCCAAGCGCCGAGGTCGACGAGGAGCACGCCCGTGGTAGCGCCCGAGCCGGTGTAGAGGCCGGTCGTCGCGAGGTCGGCCGAGACGTAGCGCGACATGATGAGCGGCACGCCGAGCAGCTGCGCCAGCTCGCCGGTCAGGACCGTCGCGCCCGAGCCGTAGGCATCGAGGGTGAGCACCTGCGAGAGGGTCAGGAAGTCGGTGACGAGCGCCTCGGGCGAGACGATGGCGACGAGGTTGCCGACACCGCGCTCACCGAGCGAGCCGCGCATGGCCGCCATGTTGGCGACGCTCATCGAGCCCGACAGGTCGGTGCTCTCCGAAGCGTCGACCGCGGCGGCGCGCCAGCCGAGGAAGTAGCGACGGTGGTCGGCGTCGCCGCCGAGGCCGGAGGCGCCCCAGCGAGACCGGATGTTCCAGCTCGCGATGGTGTCCTGATGGGTCGCGGCGCTGTCGCCGTTGACCATCGCGTCCTCGAAGCCATCGTCGATGGCCGAGACCAGCTCGCGACGAAGGATGGCGGCGGCTGCGATGGCGCTGTCTTCGAGCGCCGCGTCATCGACGATGGTGCGGACCGCGAGGCCGCTCATCGTGATGGTCGTGTCGGCGGTCGTCGGGGTGCTCGCCGAGTACTTCCGGGGGTCGTCGGTGCTGATGTTCCCCTTGATGTAGGGGCGAGCGCCGACCGTCAGCCGCGGACGGATGACCGTGTTGCCGGTGACCGGGACCTCGGGCAGCAGCGCGCGGAGGCGCCGCGGGATGCTGAACTCCTGATAGACGCTCGGCAGGAAGCCATCGGGGATGAACTCGGCGCCCGAGCCGGCGGTGTCGTAGAAGGCCTTTTCGATGGCGCCGCGGAGGGCGCGCGAAGGCGAGCGCTGGAGGTGACGGAACAGCTGGTAGTCGAGCTGCGGGGTGTCCGCGTCTCGGCCGCTCTTCGACATGCGCTGCGCCATGCGGGCGAGGTTGCGCGTCGAGGCGAGGCGGACGAGGTCGGCGTGCCACTCGTCGGCGGGCTCGGGGTCGGAGAGCAGTCCGTGCTCGGTGGTCTTGATGGTCGCGCCGCCGAGGCAGTCGGGCAGGCGCACGGTCTTCTCGTGCGGACCCCAGTGGACCGGGCCGGCCGAGTCGGTGCGGTGGTTCGGGTCGTCGGAGCCGAAGCCCTTGTTGACGTACTGGTCGAGCTTGGCGTTGCCGCCGTAGGGCTCGGGCTCGGTGAAGTTGCGCTCGGTGAGCACGCGGTGCGCCTTGACGACGTCGTCCACCTTGCGGTCGAGACCTTCGAGCTTGGCGTCACGCTCACGACCGGTGGACATCAGCTCGTCCTGCCGGGCCTTAATGGAGCCGAGGGTCTTGGCGGCCTCTTCGCGAGTCATGGTGGCGTCGGGCATCTGAGTCTCCGTGGGAGTCGAGGAGGTGGGGCTACTCGCCTGCGAGGAAGGACGCAAGGGCATCCTCGCCCGTCAGCGGGGTAGAACGGGTGGGCTCGGGCTTCGCGAGTGCCATCGAGCGAACGATGTCGCGAACCGCGCGCCGCGTCAAGGGGTCGTTGAGCACCGCTTCGCGCACGAGCGCCAGCTCGGCGTCGGGGTCGAGGCCGAGGCTCTTCGCTGCGAGAGCTTCCTGCTGCACCGGGATGGGCGCCGCGGAGACCTCCAGCAGCTCGGCCGCCCGGATGACGAAGCCGGCCTCGGCCTTGTTCGGGTCGTCGTCGGCGAGGGTCGAGCGCTCGGCATAGTCGAGCGGCCGGAAGCCGACCGACACGCCGCGCATGAAGCCCTCGGCGTACTGCCGCGCGAGGGTCTTGCCGAGGTCCCAGCCGGTGTCCCAGACCACGCGCATCTTGAGCACGCCGTCCTCGACTCGGATGTTCTCGGCGCGCCCGACCGGCGGCGAGGCGTAGTTGTGGAACGGCATGATGACCGGGTTCGCCTTGAAGTTGGCGAGGTCCCAGCCCTCCTGCAGAACGACGTCGCCGTAGCGGTCGGGGGTCGCCGTCGAGGCGATGACGTCCGTGTAGCCCTGCGCCACGTCGGCGTCGGGGTCCTCGCTCTCGGACTTGACGACCGTCCGCACGAAGGCAGGGGCGCCGCTCTCGAAGAGCTTGAGGCGGTCGGTCATGGAGAGTCGAGTCACGTCTGCCCCGTGGTTTGCGCTACCGCGCAAAGGGCGCGCCGCACGTCACCCGGTGTAGCACGCGCCCTCGAAGCGTCGCAAGCCCCACAGGTCAGAACAGGGGTTCCCCACCCGTGACTTGAGCAGACGTCGTGCAGCGGCAGTTGATGTCCTCCTCGGCGACGCCCGAGCCACCGGGGAAGGCCGCCGGGGTGCCGTCGAGGTCGAAGTCTGCGTCGAGGGCGCGCACCTGCCCGTCGAGCCCGACGTAGCTCGGGTGCCGCTCGCCGCCGTCCGCTGCCGTCATCCAGACCTTCTGGACCGCGAGGCCGAGCCCGGCCGCTTCGCGGTAGGCCGAGAGGGTGCCCATGTTGACCGACCGGGTCGCCTCGGTGCGCGCGATGCGCCGAGCCCGAGCCGGACCGAAGGCCGAGGCGCGCTCGATGGCTTCCTGCATCTGACCGATGCTCGCGCCGTCCGCGAGTCCGTCCTCGACGATGGTGCGAACCGCGCCGGCCTGCGTCTTCGTCGCGCCCTTGATGAGCGTGTCGAGGGCGCGGACTACCTCGGGGTCGTTCGGGTCGAAGTCGAAGTCGGAGAGGGGCAGCTGCGAGGCGGCGGCGCTCGCTGCGAGCTGCCAGCTACGGCGCCACGCCGGACCGACCTCGGCGAGCATGGCGGCGCGCTCGGCGACCTCGTCGATGACGCCCCCGAGGTCGAGGCCACGAGGGACGATGGTCGGGAGCCCGCTGACGAGAGCGAGCTGCGGGTTGCTCTCGACCTGCGCCTGCGCGAGGCGCGCCCGGTAGCGCCCCGAGGCGCGCCGGAGGTAGCCGGCGGCGGCGCGGCGCAGCCTCTTCTCGGCGGGCTTGTGCTGCTTGACCAGCCACGCCTCCCACGCCGAGCGGCGCGCCGGGCTCTTCCCGAGGGCGCGCGTGAAGGCCTTGTCGTCAGCCTCTTCGGGGTCTGTGACCTGCTCGACGTCCTCCGAGGTGTCCTCGGTCGGCTCGTCGGCAACAGCAGCAGGTGCAGGCTGTGAGACCTCGATGACCTCGTCGGAGACCGGAGCACCCGCGAGGCCTTCGTAGGCGTAGGCCTCGGCAGGCGTCGCGCCAGCTTCCATGTGCTTGTGCGCCCGGTCGACCTGCGCGGTGCGCTCGGACTGGAGCGCGAGGACGCCCGAGAAGTCGTGCCGGATGTAGAGCTTCTTTCCCTTGTGGTCGGGGTAGAGACGAGCGAGGCCGACCGTCCAGCGCGCGTCGAAGAGCGCCGCCTCGTGCATGAGGCCGCGCCAGTATACGCCGTCCTGCTTGTTCGCGGTCGCGTAGTTGGCAGTCTCCAGCCCGAGGATGACCGGAGGGGTCTGCGTCGCCGCCATGATGGAGTCGCGGATGCGCTTGTCCAGCTCGGTGAACTCCATGTCCCGCGGCGAGAGGTTCAGGAACTCGGCCGAGACGGCGCCGCCGAGCACGAGCGGGTTGCCCGAGTCCGCCATCTTGGCCCACGCCTCCAGCACGTCCTTTCGGGCGGTCTCGCCCCAGGCGTCATCGGAGTCCTTCGGCGACAGCACGACGTCCGGCCGGCCCTGTCCCGCCATCCGGCGCTGGTGCTCGCGGGCGCGCATCTTCGTCGTCAGCTCGTCGTGTAGCGCTCGGATGACGCCCTGCCCGTAGAGCCCCTGCGGACCGCGCTCCCAGCTCGGGCCTCGGACGTGCATGACCAGCTCGGGGTCGTACCAGCGGCCGTCATCGCCGAGGTTGACCTCGAAGGCGCGCACCGCGGCGCCGTGACGCTGCGGCACGATGCGGACGTCCTCGGGGTGCAGCCGGAGGAGCGAGAGCGGCGGCGACTTCGGCGAGGGGCCGACCTTGAGCGCGTAGGCGTTGCCGGGCAGGAAGAGGTCGACCGCCTGCTGCCGTCGCCACTCCTCGCCGGTCTGGTCGCTGTTCGGCTCGTCGAGGAGGTCGAGCAGCGGGTGGTCGCCGACTACCTCGGCGTCGGGGTCGCGCGCCGGGTGCCCGGCGTAGAGCTTGAGCGGCAGGCTCGCGAGGTCGGCGGCTCGGCGGGTCGTCGAGGCGTAGACGTAGGCGAACCGAGACATGGCGGCGAGCGCGTTGAGCTGGTCGTAGCTCGGGGGGCGCGAGTAGGGACCGTCGGCGTCGGCGCCATGGTCGGCCACGGGCGCCTTGTCGGCGACGACCGCGGCGACGGCGCGCTGCACCCAGCTCCACGTCGATGGGTCGAACCAGCTCACGACCCGCACCGTAGCGCAGGACTTGCGAGGGGTCCAGCACGACAGCTACCGTGACCGAACGCGCGGCGCTCGGGCGGTAGCTGGCGGTGCCCTTCTGGCGGGCAGCTCGGGCGTCGCGCTATCGGCCGAGGTCGGCGACGAGCTTGCCGCGACGCCACCAGCTGTTGAGGTTGCTGCCCTCGGGGTAGGGGTTCGTCTGGGCCTTGCCGGTCGCGCGCTCTCGGAGGGCGGCGTGGCGACCCTCGGCGAGCGCGTCGGAGACGGCGCGGCGGCGAGCGATGGAGGCGATGGGGTTGTCGCCCGCGTCCTCGGGGCAGGGCACGTGCGCGTCGAGGTCCTCGAAGCGGTCGTTGCAGTAGGGGCAGCGGGTCATGGTGGGGCTCCTGTTCGGGTCCGCTGAAGCGCGGCGCCTCGACCCGGCCCGAG